ACCACCAATAGAAACTAGGACTTCATCCCAGTAACGTGCAGTGTTTTTGTCGCTACCTTTGTAGTGACGTAGAACCCATCCTTCCTCAGTTGCAAAGCAATCCTCAGCAAGACCGTTCTTATTTACGTTGTCGAGATACTTTGGTTTCGACTCGTCTGATGTAGTTTTTCCCCAGAGAGGCATTGATTTACTCCGTAATTATAAGATAATTTTAATCTAAGTATATTTATAAAAATAGGAGGGTTCCCCCTCCTGTTGCTAGTGACTAGCGTGTTTTTAGTGCACCCTTGACTGTTTCAAGAAGCTTATCGTCTGCGGTAGTTTTGGTCAGTTTAACTGCCTTCTCCAGAACTATGATGCAAAGGTCGATGAGTTTCTCACCTAACTCTCCGTCATCTGGAATCTTATTTACTGCATCTGCAACAATCTTCTTAGCGAATGGTAGTAGAAATGATAACATGATCTAAAAATATAATTCAGTTTTATTTATAACCCATTTTCTTCTTTTTCTTACCGTACCCTTCATACATCTTTTCGATTCTTTCTCTGTAACGTGCTCTAAGTTCATCCAAATGATCTCTTAGTTCCTCGTTAACTCCATCAGCATACTTCATTGTCTTCTCACCTTTCTTTTTCTTCTGATACACGTTACCTGTATCACACTTCTCCTGTTCCATGATCTCATCTTCCTTAACACAGTTAGGAACTGACTTACCACCTTTCATCTTAGTACCTTTCGCTTTGTATCCTTTCCAACAAGAAGGTTTGTCTGGATCTCTACCAATATTCTTACGTGCTTGCTTGAGTGAACCTTCCTCAACAGATACTGGTGTGGTATCTTCATGCTCAATTACCTTACCATCAGCATCTTTCTCATGATGCTCTTTCTTCATGCCTTTCTTTTTTGCCATGGCTTTCTTGATGGCTTTGTCCCTAGATCCAAAGTATTCGTCTTTACCTGACTCTACCTTACCATCTCCATCATGGTCTTTAGATGCCATTTTTTCACTAACAAGTTCTTCTTTAACTGCCTTGTTAGCACCTTTAAGTTTCTTGTTTTTATCGAACACCTGATCCATAGGGTCAGTGTTATCCATAATCTGTGGACTTACTTCCACAAACTTGCTTGTTTTTTCTGAGAGTTCAGTTCTCCAATTTGAATACATTGTTTCTTCGGTACTCCTATGCTTATTATTTAGCATTTCTTCAATGCCTTTGTCTTTGTCAGTTTTTGGTATGTAGTTACCCTCTTTCCACATGTCATAGTCAGATCCACGTGCCATATCCTGTGTGAATTTTCTGAATCTATCAGTACCCACAAGACGATGCTTGGCAGATCTACCTTGACCCTTACCTAGACCAGTGTATTTATTCACTGCTTCGGTAATATCCTTTGCCCATGCTCTAAACATATCACCATCATCGGTGACAGCAATAACATAATTAGGACCACGACGATGAACCTTGCCTACCTTATCTCCATACTGGACATAGGTGCCTTCTTCAAATAAATTACCATGTCTATAGTGAGTACGTTTTGCCTCGCTACTAAAATTAGAGAATTTCACTGTCGTCTACTGGAAGTTCGATATTATTTGGTCTTCCTTTTATATATGCAGATGAGAATATTCCACCTCTGACATTTTTTACTTCATTATCATCAGAAGTTACTGATCTATTCTCATTAGTTTTTCTAGCACCAAGTGTAGGTGCATAGTTATCATCCATAATAAATGAATTAATATCACTAGCATGTATATTTTTCACACCAAATCTTATAGTTATTTGTGCAAGTTTTCCTTTGTTATATTCGTCTTTTTTAATAACATCTACATAACCTTGCATAAAATGAGTACAGTTATTTTCTCCTGGATCAGTTCCACCACCATTCCAGTTAGGTCCTAACACTGATCTAATTTGTAGTTGGGGATTACTCTTTATATCTAATGAAAACGATTGATTATCAAAATCTGATGATTCTTTATTAGCAATTATTTCTCTGAACCTCTTTGTTTCCTTTGCGTTATGTATGTTACTACCTGCTTTATCTGATATACCAGAATACTGTTGGAAATCTTTTGCTCTTTGACCATCCTTATGAGAAATAAAACACTTTTGTTCACCATCCTGATCTATACCAACAAAATCTGCATGTACCCCACTTGAACCTGGTATAAACCCAATTATTTTTTCATATTTTGTAGTATCCCCTTGAATTGTAAGATCTACTGGTGCTCCACTACCTAAATCCTCAAGTTTAGTATTGATTTCATATAGTATCTGTTGTTCTAAAGATGTATCTGGTTTTCTTTTGCCTATCAAACTCTTTACTGTTCTATCTAAAAGATCATTACTATATGGTAAATTTTTAAATGCCTTATCATCAGCATATTTTACTACAACATGAAATGTTATTATTTTTTGTACTTCAACTATCTCATCATTACGAATTTTATCTGGAAACATATACTTAAGGTCAAATATTAAATGTCCTAAACTAGAAAGCTTTCTTTCTGTTGTCCAAGTAGTATTAAATCTTCTATCGCTAAATTCTTTTAAGTGTTTTAATACTAAATCTCTTTGTGAATTAGTACGAAACATAATCTTCATGGAACTTTTTATTTGAGTTCCTTTTTTATTCCACACATTTTGTGGTTTTTTATCGTTTCCTGTTTTTAAGTAAACAATTTTAGGTGCTCTTGTTTTTTTATACTTTACTTTTGCAAAGATATCTTTAACATCAGCAACAGCATTATTAAAAGCTTCTAACCTTTTCTTATCTAATTCAATTTGTAGTTGTCTAGGAGATTTCTTTTTTTCTTTTTTGGCAACAGGTTTCTTTACCATGACCTTTTATTTTTATTTAGCGGTCACCCCTCTTTCTTTTCTCAGATTTCTCTATGGAGAAACTACCACCAGGATATCTCTTCTCTAGTTTCTTGACATTACCTCGTACAACGTCATCAAATTCAACGTTCAATGCAATACAAGCGTTTGCTACGTACCACATAATATCACCCAACTCAATAATAAGATGTTCTCTATTGTCGTCGTTCCAAGGTTTACCTTGAAATACCATCTTCTTAACGATCTCAAGAAACTCACCAGATTCAGCAGAAAGACCAACGCCAGCAGTGGTAAGACGTTCAATATTGGCACCCTCTCTGTCAAGTTCACCCAAGCGATCAGCAAGATCGACAAAATTCTTACTGGAATCGGATGTGACACCATCCACGAATAAAAGATACTTATCAAAATCAATCATACTTTTAGATTTTTAAACTTTTGAAATTTATTTAGCACATTAGGTTTAACCTCATCAGAACTGACCTTAGTAATAACTGTAGTACTAGGTGGTTGTTCTATGATGTCATTTTGTGCACTTTGTTCTACATCATACAACTTCATCTTAGATCTGTCAACCCCTATGGCAAATCTCTTGTTCATAGTAGGGTCATTGTATCTATTTTTTAGTTGTTTAACTAGAATTTGATTTAGTTGTTCGGATTCCTCAGTAGTAATAAGTGCAAACATAAAGTCAGCAGTAGCAGGTAACCCAAAGGACTCAGATGTATCAGTAAGATCGACATCACTACTACCATAACCAGAACGAGTAGTTTGCGTTGCCGATATAATTGGGACATTATTCTCGACAGCAAGACCTCTGAGTTCTTCAGCAATCGCTTTAACATAAGTATAGGAATTTACAACAGCACCTTTAAATCTTTGAGATGCACAAATATTTAGATAGTCAACAAAAATTAAATCTGGTTTAAAACTTGTCTTTAATGTCAGTTCATTCAATAATGATTTGAAATGTCCTACATGTGCTGATGCTGTAGGATATTCTTTAATAATTAATTTACCTTGTGTCTTCTTCATCAACTTACTTACCTTACTCTCAAATATTTGCTTAGGTAAATCAGCAATTTCTTGTATATTAACACCTAATAAGTTAGCATCTATTCTCTCTGCAATCTTTTCTTCTGACATCTCACAGGTAATATACAATACATTCTTACCCTGTAGTAATGTTGCTGCAGCAACGTGACACATGAATAAAGATTTACCTACACCTGTACCTGCAAGTGCAACGTTCAGTGTTTTATTTGATAATCCACCCTTAGTAATCTTATTAAACATACTAAGATCAAAAGGTATCTTCTCTTCTACTCTATTATAGTATTCAAACCTTTCTTGATAGTTAGAAAAGTAATCATGACCTATACGATTATCAAATGAAACAGCGATAGCATCTGAAAGTATAGAAGGTATAGCACCTTTATCTTTCTTCTCATCTTTACCATCTGCTATTTGTATACTCTCTAATAATGACAGATATATTGCTCTATTTCTACACCATTCTTCAGTAGAATCTACTAACCATGTCTGGTCTACTCTTTCATCACTAACTTTATCAATAGCTTCTAGAGAAATCTTAAACTGTTGGTCAGTTAAACTACCAACATTCTGTAAGTCAATTGCTAATGACTCTTTAGTAGGGCATTTCTCATACTTATCAATAAAGTTTGATATTAAATCAAACAATAATTTATTATGTTCTTCTTCAAAGTATTCTTTCTTTAGATATGGAAATGCCTGACGACGAAATTGATCATTCGTCACCAAGTTATTCAATATTGTAAATTCAAGTGAGTTCATTAAATGTAATTAAGGTAGGTGCTAAAGATATACTTGTCCTCCGATATAGTAGGTTGACCTTGATGTGGAACCATCCATAATGGAGGGAATATTATTCCTCTTCCCCTCTTTGGTTTTAGTTTCTTATTGATGCCTAGGAAGTTGGTCTCTCCACCCTCTTCAACATCATTCAAATACACTAGAAATGCTAAGAATCTTTTTGCAGAAGCATAATCTCCTACATCTACATGGGGTGCAAACTGATCTTCAGTATTCTTATGATACTTTTTAATCCTAGCAAACTCCCAAGAGAATTTCTCTGGCAACCATTGTTCACAACCAACTGTTTTAACATACTTATCCAAGAATGGAGCAACTCTCCATATCATAGTTTCCATCATTGGTTCTTCAAATTCAATCTGATGAAATCTTGGTTTGTTATCATTGTTTTTAAACTCTGGTTTACCATTGTTGAAGTAATCTATTAGTTCTTGACAGTATTCTTTATCGAATATATCATAAACTCTAATAAAATCTTCAACTGTCTTCATTGATCATACTTAAATTCTTTAGAAGCAACTTCATCTAGTGCTTGCATTATTTCGGGGGTGAAGTATTTGAGAGGATCGGCAAGAATAGCAGAAGGATATACGCTAGAAGTGCCAACCACAATACGGTTTCCCTTACGTTCAAAAACTCCATACTTCTCACCCAACTCCAGTAGTCCGTAATATTCGTCAAGTCCCCTTGAGTCAAAAAATAGCCGTGTTGCAATTTGAGTGTTCTCCTTTGTTAAACGTGATTTGTATGTTTTAACCTTGATAATATTACCAATGATCTCTTTACTACTATCTTTCTCTTTTGATTTAGTTAGAGTTATAATAGT